CAGAGACGTATCTCTGGAGAGTCAGAGGCTCCACTAAACAAAGTTACTCCGTTCCAACGGCGTGGAAACGCGACGGAGCGCTCTTTCTCAGAGCGACGTGACTTCTTCAGTCACACATTGTTAGTTGGTGTGGTGGGTTCAATCAACTCAATGATGTATTGTACAATTAGTCTTCCAGCATTGATTGCACCGCCAGATCCATCCGAGGTGGCGATCACTAACCGAGCAGGGCTCAAGGTCGTTCCAAGAGAAGCAGCAATCGTAGATTGTGCAGTGAAAGCAGCAGAAGTGACGTAGGAATACCATGCCTTCTCAAACTTGGTTACATCCACATCAACAACTACGCTTCCCTCTGGCAGTTCGGCACCAAAGCTACTTAACACCGGTGCTACTTGAAAACCGGACCAAACGGGAGCAACCGTGTACTTCGCTAGGGAACTCATGGCAGTAACGGACGCGGGATTCGTGTCAAGATTATCATACTGGAGACCCATGTGCACCAATCCAAACGTTGAGGTCGAACACAATGGCATGTAGATGAAGCGAACCATTTTCCAACGATACTTGCTCCATGCAGCTGCCACATAACCTATCCAACTACCCACTACCGCAGGTGTACACTGGACTGTCGAAACGCTAAACACATTGGCAACAGTGTAAACATTGCCCAGTTCCACGTTCGTCGCCTCAGTAACACCGTTCACGGTGCGCATGATGGGATTGAACTTACCATACACGAGGCCAGCCGAGACTGGCGCCTGCACGGTCTTCGTCATCGCTAGGCCAGATTGACCTCCACCACCACGCCTTCGGCGAGCGCGCCTCTTCGGCGCTGCTTTCTGAACTGGGATTTGGTTCTTCGCCGGCTTCTTCTTGGGGTTCGCTTTCACCATCCTTAATTTTGTGGCTGTCGTTTCCGCCAACCACATATCGCTCAATTCTAGCCCACTGGGGACACCCCCAGAGTTCAGCCCGCAGGTCATCCAGGTCAGGCTTAGGGTTGCTTAGATACCTATAGAGAGTCTTAGGCCAGGATGTGAGCCAAAAGTTCCCCTCCGAGATTTCATGGCTACAGAAATTCACCTTCAGCAAATCCCCCTCTGAGTCCACTTCACACGGAATGTAGTCTTTGCACGTGTGTCCGAGATTTTGGTATAACTCACGAGCATTGGGTACATACCCTTCTACAG